CCAGCAATTGAACCACAAGTGATTGATAGTAATTTAACTATGACATGGAATAACGCAGAACTTGCGAAGTACCTTGAAGAGAAACTAGAAAAATATAATGGGTTAGTTGTTACGGAAGATAACCTAAAAGAAATGAAATCTGTATTAAAAGAGATTGTTTCTATTCGCACTAAACTAACACGATTTGGTACTGATAAAAAACGTGAATTAAAAATTCCGTATAATACATTCACTGCAGAACTAGAACAAGTACTTGCAGTTGTAAGCAGGGTTGAAAACCCTATCGCAAATCAAATCAATGAATTTGAGCAACAAGAAATGTTGAAACGTAGAGACACAGTAATCGCCATGATGAATGACAAGGTACAAGCATTGGGGATTAGAGACGAATACAAAATAAGAATTGTACCTAATCACAAATGGTGGGAAAACAAAACCGCCAAAATGTCAGATGTTGCACTAGCTATTGATGAAATGGTTAAAAACGTTTTAGAACAGCAACAAAACGATGATGATCTAAAGCGTATGCAGGCTGAAAAAGTAGAAATGATTAAGATGAAAATCGATTTATTTAATCAAAACTATGCACTAGATACACCTATCCAATACGAAGAAATTAAACATCGTGTTGATAATATTCCGTTCGGTGAATTGGATGATGTACTTTCCAATGAATTTGAAAAGCGACTTGAAATTGAAATGAAAGCGAAAGAACCTCAACAAACTGAGCCAATATTCACAGAACAACCACAAGTATCAGAGGAAATCAAAGAGGAAGTAAAAACAGTAACTTATGTTGTAAAGAATATTAATTCAAGACAACGTAAAGTAATTACCGATACATTAATTCGATTAGGTGTTGAATGGAGCGAAATTTAATGAATAGAAGTGAAACTATAACAGAAATAGCAAAAGCATTAGCGAAATTCCAATCAGAAGTATCTGACCCAAACAGAACAAAAGAAAATGCATTTCTAAAATCAAAATATGTAACGCTAGATAGTTTACTACAGGCTGTTAGACCTGTATTAGCAAGTAATGGATTATCTTTTTTGCAAGTACCTTTTACAGGTGCTGATGTAGTATCTGTAACCACCATGTTATTACATGAAAGCGGTGAATGGCTGGAAAGTGACCCTTTCACGCTACCATTGATGAAAAAAGACCCTCAAGGTGTTGGTAGTGTTGTAACGTATGCACGAAGATATTCCTTATCCTCTATTTTAGGTGTGGCTTGGGATGAAGATGATGATGCACAAAGCAATAACGAAACTGAATTAACCAAGGGTATTAAACACGAAATTTCTGAATTAGCAAAAATCAAAAATGTAACAAAAGAAAATGCTATTTCTTATATGAAAACAACATTTAATAAATCGTCAACTGAATTTTTAGATTTGCAAGAGCTGCAACAGTTTAAAGCGTGGCTAACAACTCTATGAAATGGACAACGAATAACATTGAATTATTAAGAAGTCCACTAGGTGTAATGGTAGTCATACCAGCACCACATGACAATGACTTATCAAAGATTACTGCTGACAAAGAATACACAGTAGAAATTAAAAGAAAATCTAAAAGCCGTAGTCTAAACTCTAATAGTTATGCGTGGGTTTTGTGCCAACGCATAGCTGATGAGTTGAGTAATAACGGATACACATCAAAAGAGGATGTATACCGAAAGGCAATAAAAGATTGTGGACATTTCTCATATGTGCCAGTAAGAGAAGATGCGGTCGAACGCTATATACAAATATGGCAAGGCCACGGATTGGGCTGGCTTGCGGAAGATATAGGTGAGTGCCAAAACCTAAAGGGTTATCACAATATCATGTGCTACCACGGCTCATCGGTATACAACACAAAAGAAATGGCTAGATTGATTGATTGCCTAGTTGATGAGTGCAATCAGCTAGGTATCAAGCTAGAACCTAGCGAATACATTCAATCACTCATAGAGGGGTGGGATAGTGAACAACAGAAAGAAAAGGGATAACAAATTATACGCTATAACAAGAAAACAAGCATTTGAAAGAGATAATGGGTGTTGCGTTATATGCGGAAGTAGTTGTGGATTACAATGCCATCACATAGTATTTAGATCACAAGGTGGATTAAGTAATTTAAGTAATCTAGCTTGCCTATGTACAGATTGCCATTATCAAGCACATGGTGTGTTTGCAAAAGAGATAAGAAGAAACCTATTGAAGGAAGTAGAAAAGAGGACTAAAGAATATGAAAGAACTCAAAGTTATTAAAGCGTGGTGTGATAGTCAAATAGAGTATTACAAAAAATGGGAAAACGAAAAAGAATACAACGATGCGAAAAATGAACTTCAATTGTTGCATACATTGTCAAAAATGCTAGATAGTGCCATTGAAGAAAATCAAACACCAGCTGGCTTGCTTGTGTTCCGTGGTAGCAATATTAAATGGGAAACTCCAGATAGTGAGGACTAGCTTATGGCCGAACGAAGAATGATGGCTAAAAGCATTATAAAGTCAGATCAATTTCTTGAAATGCCAATGAGTAGCCAACTGCTATATTTTCATCTTTTGCTAGATGCAGATGATGATGGATTTATCAATGCACCTAAATCTATTATGCGTGTGATAGGTGCTAAAGATGATGATATGAGAGTATTACAAGCCAAAGGATACACCATTCCATTTGATAGTGGTGTGATTGTTATAAAACATTGGCGAATGCACAATAGCTTGCGGAAAGATAGGTATAATCCTAATCCACAATTAGAAAATGAACGCAAGCAATTAATTATCAATGATAGAAAAGAATATGAATTGGTAACCACTTGGCAACCAACTGGCAACCAACTGGCAACCAATGGTTACCACAGTATAGGTAAGGATAGTATAGGTAAGGATAGTATAGGTAAGGATAGTATAGGTAGTGGCCGTGATAAATCACAGCCAACACGCACACACTTTACTCCACCAACGCTTGAAGAAGTAAAAGCATACTGCATTGAACGTAATAACAATATTGATGCGGAATACTTTATAGACTTTCAAGAGGCAAGAGGCTGGGTTCTATCTAATGGGAAAAAGATGAAAGATTGGAAAGCTACTATACGAACATGGGAACGTAACAACTACAATCGAAAGCCTGTAAATAAGAACAGTAAAGAAGATGCAATCAACGTTGTTAATAACTTGATGAGTAAATTAGGGGGTGATGGCAATGAACAATCAGCAACAGACACTGAAAGCACTATCGATGTTACAGCTAGCGTACACTACTGATATGTCAGAAGAACGCATGCTGTTATATGTGAGAATGCTCGGTGATGTTAATCCTGTTACGTTAGAGCAGGCAGTAGCTAATGTAATTAATCGATGTAAATTCTTGCCTAGCATTGCAGAGGTGAGAGAGGAATGTTCCGCATTAAGTGCATATGTGAATGCACATGAGGAACTTCCAACTCCTCAAAGTGCATGGGAACGAGTGATTAAATGTGCTAGCACATACGGATATGAACATGGATTAGAACACCTAGAAGGCTTGACATTAAAGTGTGCTAAATCGATATGGTCATCGTTTAACCCTCTAATGGGTAATGAATATAACGAGGCAAGTTGTAGATCGCAATTCATTAAACAGTACGAGCAGGAAGAAAAGAGGGAAATGCATCGTCAACGCATGGCGAACTCTATCAAGGATAATCACGTGTTATTAAAAGCAAGAGAAAAGGCAGAACATGAGAAATCTTTGATAAGTGCTGGTCAAAAGAAAATAGAAATGACACGCACAGGCAACTTGGTAGAGGTAGCCAAAGAACCAATAGATGTAACAGAAATCATCAACAAAAGCAAAATATCTGATAAAGGGAAAGCGTTATTAAAACAGGCTATAGGGGGATAGATGAAATAACGGATAAAAGAGTTTGAAACTAGCGTGAACGTATCGTTCAATGTAAGTTTCACAGTAATGGCTACGAATGAGGCACAGGCAAGAACAAAGATTGAAAACTTGCTAGAAATCATGCGTGATGAGGCAACAGTCGATTGCCACATTCACCATAGCTACGATGTGTTTATTGATGATGTAGAGGCTGAACTAAACCAGCTTAGTTATTGGTAATGGGGGATAAATGGCAAGCAAAAAACACAAAATGGCAATCCTAATCGAAATACCACTCAATGTGGAAACTGAGCAGGAAGCAACAGAGCAAATGTCAATGTTAATGAAAGCAAACGCAAAAGAGTTTGAGTGCATGCATGACATGATAAGAACATACAAAGGCAAGATTAATATTGAAAGGAAGTTAATTTAATGAATAGTGTACAAATTCTAGGCAATCTAGCACGTGATCCAGAATTACGTTTTACGAAAACAGGTAGAGCGGTTGCAACTTTTACAGTCGCAGCGACCAATACATATATTGATAGTGCAACCAACGAAACAAAAGAACAAACGGCTTTCATTAATTGCGTAGCATGGGGCAAAACAGGTGAAGCCGTTGGTGCATGTAAGAAAGGTGAACGGCTATTCGTAGAGGGAAGAATACAAACACGTTCCTATGAGGATAGCAACGGACAAAAGAAATATGTAACAGAGGTAGTTGCTAATTTCGTAGGGCGAAAATTAGAGGGTGAATTTGATAGTGGTAGTAACTTTGATAGTTTTGAAAACACAAACCCAAATGAAAATATTCCGTTCTAAGAGGTGAGAAAGATGAAACAATTTAAAATTACAGGATACGCAAAAATTGGTTTTGAAAAAATTGTAGAGTGTGAAAGCCAAGAAATGGCTAACCAACTAGCCGATTTAATCGAACGTGCTACCGATGTAGATGATGGTGATATGAATGATTGGATTGATGAAGTAGAGGTTGAAGAGGTAGAAGAGGTAGATGAATAACAATGCTAGTAAAAAACGAGAATGAATGGTGCTGGGTAATCGATGGACATATAGGGTATCCAGAAAAGAGCATAGAAGATTGTGTAAATGATTTTGCTAAAACGTATCCAGCAGAAGAAGTACCTATGATTAGAGTTGGAAATCCTTATTATTATGTTCCTACTGTTAATGCTGAACGAGTTATTGATGAGATTGTATATGGCGATCTTGACGATGAAATAGCTGAATATTCGGAAGATTATTTGCTTGATGTGAAGAAAGAACATATACAGGAATTGGAAAATGAATTAACAAAGGTATTTTGTGAATGGGAAAAACAACATGGATATGATAATAGAGAATTTATAATCTGTGAAACCATTAATCCTTTTGAAAAGAGGTAACGATGAAAGTAGAGTTATTTAATGACAATTTTCAAAATTTTAAGCGATATGGAATACCAAAGGCACAATTAGTAATTGCTGACATTCCATACAATCTAGGCAATAATGCATATGCAAGTAACCCTATGTGGTATGTAGGGGGGGGATAACAAGAATGGCGAAAGTAAAAAAGCAGGTAAAGCGTTCTTTAACTCCGATTATAATTTCAACATTGCAGAATACTTTCACTTTTGCAATCGGCTATTAAAGAAAGAGCCTAAGGAACGAGGAAAAGCACCATGCATGATTGTATTCTGTTCTTTCCAACAAATGCCGATGGTAATTGAATACGCTAATAAACATGGGTTTAAGAATTATATTCCTATCAC